AAGAAAAAGACAAATCATCCTAGATGAGATTGCATCACAAAAAGAGATGTTAGACTTTTGGTGTCATCTGCCTGAAACCTCAAAGAACATCCAATTGAGGATTTCCGAACTAGAGAAATCACTAGAAAACTTAAATAAATAATTAAACCCTTAAACACAAACAGTTATGAACAAAGAATTAGCATTTCAACTAGCAAATCAAATTACTGAACAATCATCAGTACAAGTAAAAGTAAGAGAATTTACCATTATCAACAGATACGATGAAGATGGTGAATGTGTTAAAAATGGTACTTATCTATCTTATAGAGGAACATCAAAGAATAGTAAGTATTATATTGAAATTGAACATCATATTAATAATGGAACTGGCTATGAAAATTTTTTTCCAAAATACACAAAATTGAATGGAGGAAGAACTAATAATTTAGATAGTACCATCACCATATCAGATTTGATAAATCAATTAAATACAGAATTAAAATAATTAAATAGTCTTTGCATATACTAAAAAAGGTAGCTGTTTTACGGCTACCCTTTTTTTATCCCTGACCTCTATACTTCTTTGGTTTCTCTTCGTACTTTGAGTATGATTTTTTAGCTACTCCTGTTCTTTTCTTTCCAAAGGATATTTTGTTATTCCCTTTAGAGTCCTTTGATTTTGCCATTTTCCATTAGGTATTTTACTTCACTTTCTAATCTTGCAACTTGAGCTGTAAGATGTAATATAGTTTCTCTCATCTCATCCTTTTCATCAGAACTCTTTTGTAATAGGATTTCTAATTTGGAAATACGAGATTGACAATCTTGACGAATAAATCTATCATCCTCATCTTTCTTTTTTGCTCTCTTCTCATAGTATGTCCAAGCACCTGTACCAGTTAATACCGTTATAGCAGTGATGATTACTGAATATATATTTTCCATTACTTATCTGTTATAGGACCCCCTACTACCCATGCATCACATGTCCTAGCAGCTGCACATTTGAAATCAAATGCTTCACAATATCCTAATTCACCTGCTTCGATTGAATCCCAAGCATCTTCACCACCAATTCCTTCAGCAATACAACTTAATATCTTTGGTGTAATATCAAAAAATACACAATTACCACAAAGTGATTTCTTTGCTGCTGCTATATCACCTGAATGAAACTTATCAGATTTTGCTTTCCAATAATCTTCATTTGGTTCATTTGGATTTAGTGGACCATAGTTTGCAACATCAATTGCATTCTGTCTATTCTCTAAATTGATAGCAATATTTTGAGTTGCATCAGGACAACCTGCTTGAAATTTTATAATATTTTTACTTACTTTATTTGCTGACATTATATTATTCTTTTACAGGTATACAATTTGGAACTTCTCTACCATCAAGGATTTTTGTTCCGTATTGCTCATATCCTTCCCAACAAGGCTCTTCGAACTCATACGAACCATCAGGTAGAATCTGTCCTAAATTAATACCTCTGTATTTAGTATCGTAAGCTACTCTAGCCATTACTTTAGATGTAGTATCTTTTACCTTACTCATCTTATCCTTATCGTAATATGAATTACAAATAGCAGCTGCTTGCTCTACTGGCTTTCCTGCTTCTACCTCAATTGGTATACAATAGTTTAAGTAGTTATCTCTGCTTTCTCCTGCTTTTGGTTTATCTACTGGCATATCTTCTTTATTTTGATGGTGTTGTTTCGTAAATACAATTGTACTGTGCTTGTAATGCTGCAGTTCCTGCTGTTCCATATCCAAATCCTCTTATAATACCTTCACCATTTAATGTTAGAGTATATCCAAAGTTCCATGGACTTCCATCTACACTTGGAGGATTACTAGCAACCGTACTACCTGATACAACCACACCAATTGCAGTCTTTTGTGATGATGGGAAATATCCACCAATGCCGATTCCAACTAAAGCATTTTTAGTAGTTGCATTATCTATTTGATAATTAACTGCGTTAATACTACCTGTGTTTTCATATCGAACAGTCAAACCCCACCCTGCGTCAAAAGGCCTAGCTTTGTTAACACCAGATACAGAGAATGACCCTGTTACAATTGAAAGATAAACTTGTGAATATGAACCACTACCAATATCCAATATCATTGACCCACTAAATTGAATTGCATTATATCTACAATCTCCACTTAAAACATTTGTTCTAGTTGCACTACCTGTTATTGATGCAGATGGATATGTACCAGTTGTATCAGGTACTCCGTATTCATTTGCATGATACCATACACCAGTTGATTGGTCAAATGAGTTTACTGTATATCCTAAATCTGCGTAGTTAGATGCGGTACAACTATTTTCAGGTCTATGATTGATTGATGCAGTTACATCGTAGAATAAATGTGGAGTTACTTTCCAGCTATCCAAAAATATACTACCTGATTGTAAGCAAGATGATGTAGTGAATGATTCACCACTACCTGTTACAATTAAACTCATTGAAGTTGAACCTGTTAATGGGAATTCAGTTGCAAATAAACTTGCAGTCATAAATGATGCAGAAGGTATTTCCCAAAATGTTCCACTAACAGATGAACTTGCATTTACTAATGTGATTGCATTTTGATTTAATCTAAATACACCATTTCCTCCACCTTGCTCTTCAAACTTATAGTTTACAATGCCATAAGGTACAAAGAATATCTCATTTGAGTAATCAGATTTTTGTGGGTCAAATGGTTGGTCAACTGCCGAGCAAGATGTAAATACTCTATAATATGCTGATTGAGAAGGTTGTGGTACTAAATTGGTAGGAGAACAGTTTCCAGGATTAATAATAGTCCAATTAGAACCACTATCTTCTGAAACTTCTATATACCCACCAACGCAACTTTTACAATTAACTAAATAAGTTCCAAATGTGGAATCAATAGTTAATTGAGTTAAAGATGCAGTAGTTACTGAATTCAAAGTAGGAGTACAACATAGATTTGTAATACCTCTTTGAATATCTTTACCCAAACTTTGTTGCTGATTAGTATTTCTTAAATACAACATATTTTTTTATTTTATTTTAATGCTATAATAGCACCTGCAGTTGTTGATGAAGATACGGCAGTAAAAATACCTGGAATGAATCCTGATGCGGATACAAATGTTAATACTGAACCATCTACAGTTTGTGCAATTAAATTACCTGTTTGTCCGATGTATAAACCACCAGCTACAAATGGTAATGCTCCGATTGGGTCAGAACCTGTAACAGCTAATCCACCTGCGAATTGTCCATTTTCAATGTATCCTTTTTGATTTGAAATTGAGCTCATAATATTTTTTTTAAATTGTTTATTTTACTTTAAATGTTTGTCCGTTAAATCTACATTTTGAAACGGTTTTATAATCTATTGTTCTCCAGCTTCCATCTGCTAAATCTAAACATTGTAGATTCACCATACCGTTTGCTGCTTTAGTAGCACTACCACCTGCAGAACCACCAACGTAAGCTGCAGAATCCCAATATGCAAAGTAATATCTATTATTACCTTCTTCAGTAGTCCATCCTATACGGATTGGATTACTTTGTGTAGATTCCCTTAACATAAGTGTAAAAGTTCTAAAAGAAATTTCACTTAAAGCAAAGTTAACTAACTTATTGTATACTGCGTTACTATTCATTTTACTTTATTAATGCAGGTGCTACACTTCCACTTGCTACCTCACCTGGATAAGATGATGTAACAGATGGTTGTGCTTCTAATTCTAATTCACCTAATTCTCTTAATTTGTTTCTACTCCAACTTAATCCTGCTTTACCACCCCATAGAAGATAGGAAATATTCCCACAATCATTTGGTGATTCAGCATTATCGTAATAGGTTTCAGCTCTACTCAAATAGGAATACATGCGCTTTATCGTTTCAACTGAAATGGGTTCACCATTTGCTAACTGCTGTGCACGAATTTTACCTGTTTGGGTTGCACACTTATTACCATTCTTCTCATTTAATTCTATTCCTCTTTTAGCATTATTAGAGATTCCACTACCATAATCAGAGTAAGATTCGAACTCTATTCTTTCTTTTGATTTAAACCTATTATCCTTACGAATAAGAGCTTTAATCTGTCCAAGTAGTATAGTTGCTTCATTTTCGTTTAACTCCTCTATATGCTTACTTAAAATGATTTCTGAAGCGTTTATCAATTTGTGTTCAAATAGACCTTCAATTGAGAATCCTTTTACCTTTCCAGTCTTAACATAATCATTCCAAATCTTATCATCAGTAATCTTAAACATACCAACCCAAGTTCCTTCAGCTAGATTCAAACCATAGTTATTGGATTTATCTAACTTTCCACTTTTTACCCAACTCTCTACTAAATTAACACCTTTAATTGATTTATCATGCTCTAAAGTTGCTTTATCATTATACTTCTTCATTAGATAGTTTTGAGCAATCTTCTTAACTGTATCTTTTGTAAAGAACACATGATAAGGTTGACCTTGTCCATCAACTCTTAATATGCGTTTTTCAGGTATAAGAATTGGACCTAATAGGATTCTTTCTTCATTATCTACTTTTGCAAATTGAATTTCTTCTTTATCAAAGTAAATAAAATCAGATTCTATTGCAGGAGATTCTACTAACGAAATAGCAAATACTTCATCCTGCTCATCCTCTATTTTAAGTTCGTATAATTTCATATCTTAATAACATTCAAAATCCTAAAAATCATCACCCACCAGTAAATGTTGCAGCTCTACTCGTTCTTCTATCTAATGCCTGTTGTGATGAAACATCACCACTAACTACATAAGCACGAACAGGTTTTTGTGCTGCACCTAGGGTTTCACCTATTTGTTGTGTAGGATTCATACCACCAGTTGTATTTATTTGGGGTGCTGCTGCTCCTGCAACTCTTGGTGCAGATATTTGAGCACCTCCACCTCCAGCACTACCTGCATTTGATGCGGGAGCTCCTGGTTGTGAATTGATTTGTTGTACGGATTTAGCTGCTGCAGCAATTGTAGATGCAATACTTAATCCTGCTGATATAGTATTGATTGCAACAAATGGCATACCTCCAACTAATGGAAGTGCTGCTACTGCTTTTGCATTTGCTATTGCAGTATTTGCAATGATTTGTCCGATTGCAGCTGCCTGTTGAATGATAATACCACTAATTGCAAGTGCTTTATTCTTACCTGCTATCTGTCCTAACAAACTACCGAATTGTTCAAACAAACCTAAATAAGCAAGATTGATTTCCTGTTTAGCCATCATTGCTGCTCTTTCAGTAGCAACTTCTTCATCAGTTATAGCTTTTCTAGCATCTGCGTATTTTTTAGTAATTTCAGTTTTTTGAAATTCAGTAAGTTCCGTATTTTGTAATTCAATCGCTTCTTGCTCTGCAAGTATAGTTCTTTGTTCTGCTAATCGTTCTAAATCTTGCTGAAAATCAAAGTCAGATAATTGGTTTTCTCTATCTAAATCTTCTAATCTTTGTTGTAAGGATGTAAGTGCAATACTTCTTTCTTCTTCAGCATTTAACTTCTTTTGTTCAATTGAGAATTTTTCTAATTCTATTTGAGCTGAAATAAACTCTTTATTCTTTTGTAATGCAGCAACTTCTATTTCATTTTTCTTATTAGTATAATCTTCTAATGTTAATAAACCACTAGAATACTTATCACTTAAATCTTTCTGTTCTTTTTGTAAAGTTTGATTAGTAAGTAATTCATTTTGTATTGCAGCATTCTTACGAATCTCAAATAATTTATTCTGAAATTCCTTCTCACCTATCTCACCTTTTACAAGTCTTAAATTTAGAAATTGTTCTTCTAATGATAACGAATCGTCTATTACTCTTTTTCTTGCCTCTAATAATTCCTTTGCATCTTTTTCAGCATTATCTTTCTGTTGTTTTGCAAATTTACTTACAATTTCAGAGTTTTCTTTTTCTCGTGATTGTTCTAATAATGTAGTATCTTGTTTGTATTTTTTAGCCGAAGCTATTAACTTATCGTATTTTATTTTTACTTGCTCTAATTCTCTTGCTTCATCACCTAAAAGGGATAATCTAGCTTCTTCTTGTGCTTTTTTAATTTCATCTAATGCTGCAGCAACTGCTTTTGTAGTATCTTCAAAGTTAGGTGGTGTTTCTAATCCTTTCTTTAATTTCTTATCATTCTCAATTGCCAGTTGAGTTAGTTTATCACCTTCTTTAGCAAATACATCTACATTTTTATTTGTTTCTTGTAAATTTTTAACATAAGTTTCAGTTTGTCTATTATAAAATTGTAATAATTGTCCTCCTGATTGAATATAATCACCAACACTTTGCCAGAATGTAGGTTCAACACCTTCACCACTTACTGCTTTTGCTGCAGCTTCTGCAGATTTCGCGTAGAATACATTTGCTTGAGTTCGTAGTTTAATACCCTCTACAACTACTGCAGTATTCTCTGCTAACAATTGTTCTGCCTCTTCTAATGAACCTGCAAATCCAACCGTTTTACCTAATGTATCGTTATATAATTTAAGAGCATCCTTTTTAGAAATAGTTCCTGTTCTCGCTGCTTCAAATGAGTTTTCAACCTCAATCAATTTTTTATTGAAATCAGTTAACCCTTCTGTTACTTTAGATTGTGCTTCTTCGTATGTTTTAGATTCAGCAGTTGCGCCTTTGATAGCATCAACTACTTTATCCCAATTGGCAATCAATAATCCTAAACCAACTACTAATGCACCAATACCAGTTGCAGTTAGAGCTGCTGCAAATGCTTTAGCACCTGCTGCTGCGGCAGTTTCACCTATACCAACTGCAACGAATGATTTTGCTAAAGCAGTATTAAGAACGGTATATACTTTTGTAATACCCGTTAAATTAAAGAATCCTTTTGCAATATCAGTTAAATCATTACCTAATTCTACAAAAGATGCCTGAATATTAGTAAATTGTACTGCAGAGAATTGTTTTAAAGTAGATAAAGTACCTCCTAACTGCCCACCGATAGCACCGATAGGACCAGGTAATGCACCCAATACATCTGCAAAGTTACCAGCACCTGCTCTTGCAGCAACTAATGAATCCTGAACATCATCAATCTGTCTTTGGAGTGCAATGAACTCTTCAGAACCAGCTGCTGTTTCTTTTAATTGTTTTTTAAGAGCACGAAGAGCAGCTAATGATGGTTCTACATCAGTTTCAACATCAACTTTTACTTTTACTGTTTTATCTGCCATCGATTGCGTATTAGTTTATTCAATATAATTTTCCAAGTAACTAGCTCCCTTTTGGATTTTCTATGTCTCTTTATTTTATATAAAGAATCTTTCCAACCATTTGGTAATTCATGTTTACCTTTAGCTATTTCTACATTTTCACTTACACCATAAAAATCATTAGCGTTAAGTAAATCTAATATATTCTGTATCATATTATTATAACAATTTATTTTACTCGTATGATTGATACAATCATTTTAAAATATTTTATACATTTTTCCATAGTTCATTAGCCTCACTCCATTTTTCAGAATATTCTGCCCAAGTTTTATTAATATATACATCGTTCCATATAATAGTTCCTGTTATATCATAATTCTTATCTGAACCAACTAGGAATGATGCGCTAATTGTTGTATTTGTACTTCCTGTTACTAAAAGTGTAGTTCCTCCAGTTACGCTTATACTCATTGTTACACTTCCAGATGATGGATAGCTTACAGGTGCTAATGATGCGGTTACATAATGTGATTGTGATATTTCTGCATTACCATTACCATCTGCAGTTAATGTCGCAAGTGTTATAGCATTATCAAATATAGTAAATGTTCCATTCGTTCTTGTTTCAGTAAATGACCAACTAACTGAAGATGATGCTTGTTGTACGGGACCTGGAATTTGTGGAGTAAACGAATCAGGTATGATTGGACCTAATAGTTGTAAAGAACACGTTCCATCTTTTAGAGAGTAATCATTTATAGCACGAAGGTGATAATAATTTCCTCTAAAGTTTACTATATCATTCAATTCCATTTTAACATAATCCGCTAAAGGAATAATTGCTGAACAATTCAACAAACGAGTTCTTGGATTATAAAGTAATGAAATATAATCTTCCCAATATTCAGTATATAACGAGGCAGTTGGTGCTGCACCATACGAAGGTGCTTCGTTATTAAAAAGTAGAGTTCTACTAGTTTCAGTAGGGAATGAACCACTCACTACATTATAGTTATCAAAATATGGAAATGCAGTTTGTGCTTGTGAAATACCGTATTGATTCACCGAACCACTTTCTATGTAATATTGTTCACAATCTACTAATCCATTATAGAAAAACAAACGAGGTAATACACGACTAGGATTGTAATTCTGGTCTGATATATAAGTTGGAATGTATATAGGAATTATTTGTGACATATTATGAAGAACATGAAGTTATATAAGTGAATGGTTGACCAGTTATAGTACCAATCTTAATACATCCTGCTGAATAGTAGGTATCACCATAATTTATAAATTGTGAACCGAATGAACCATCACATTTAGTCCAATATGCGTATCCACTATAAGGAGCAGGTCCAATTGCGTAAATTGCGCAAGTTGCTGGTGGTGGATTCAAACCTCCAACAGAACCTGATAGACCAGTTCCTGGAATACGAACTAACGGAGTGGATGCAAATGTTGTTTTAACATCAAACTTACCTTGTGAAAAGAAGTTTGTAGTATCAGTATAGTAAATCTTACCATATTCTCTATTTGCTGCTTTTGAGAATTGTTGTGATAGATAATCCTGGTCTAATGTATCTGCAAAATTTAATTGATTTACTGCAAGGTTGTTTGCAGGTATAACTTCAATCTTCTCATCTAAATTGATGTAATTATTGAAATCCCATCTTCTTCCTGTATTATACCAATTGTTAAATGATTCTATAATGAATTCATTTGATTTAGTTTTATTTGGATATATTACTAAATTAAATTTCTTTTGTAATCCTATTATAAAATCTATTTGCTTTATACCATTTGTTCCAAAAGGCATATTAGATGGTATATCCATCACTAATCCATCAGCTGCCTGATTTACTTGTGTAATTTCTAAATAGGATTTAGTTGTTGCATTTGGGTCCATAGTCACCGTAGGTAAAGTACCTGTTGGTGAATTTGGAGATTGCATTATTTGAAAATAGTAATCACCAGCTGGGATATCGTACAACTTAAATTGTGTTTGTAATTCGTATGTAGTATTGATACCACCACTTCTACTTTGTTGTAATTGGTCAAAGAAAAGATTATAAGATTGTAGAGCAGTTAAACCATACGAAACTGCAGTAGATGTATTATACATTCTTATTTGCCACCTACCATTATTTGAAAATGTGCCTGGCATATTATTGACAGAGCAACTTACATTTATATTAAGATTTAGAATACCTTCTATATTTGTTATTCTATCTACAGTATATCTATTATTATTATAAAACCCTTGTGGGTCTGATAATACGTTACTCCACGGAAGTGTAGTAAAACTACCAGAGGTTAATACAACATCTGTCATATTACTACCTGAAATAGCACCTACTTTTATCTTACCGTATGTTTCTAAATCAATACCTTCAAATTCAGGATATTTTAGAGAATTATTACAAATCATATACACATCATCAAACCAACTTTCGTTTAAGAAAGATGAAGTATATGTATATCCTGCTTCAGCAAAGATTGCATCTAATACTGCTTTAGCTCTGATTGCAGGTTTGAAGTTTTGTACGGTTAGAGCACCATCAACATCATTTATTCCAAATGTTTGTAAACTACCTGCTGCAAATTGATATCCTTTACCATAATCTGCAAGAGGATATACTATATCACCATTAAAGAGGTTACCTCCCCAACTTGCTGATATATTATCATAAGATGCAGTATGGTTGTATTGTGCAAGAGAAGTTAAATCAGTTAAATAGTTTCTGTTTATATCTCTACCAAATGATGAAAGGGTTCCATATATTGTAACTTCGTATGATTCAATGAATTTATTTGCAATAAGATTTACTTTATTTAATTGCAAATAACCATTAGAAAGATAGATTGAATCAAAATCAAAGTATGCAGGAACCTTTATATTTGTGTTAAATAAGAAAGGTGATTCTATACTAATATCATAAACATGCTCAAAAAAGGCATTGTTTACCTTTGTACCAGGCAGAGTAATCTGTCTAGTAAAATCAGAAGGTAGAACACCAATATCAAATAGACCCGTTACATTATTAGATAATAGAATATCTTCATCATCAAATGTATCTAATTGTGTACCGTTTGCTACTAATCGAAAAGTAAATGCCTGTGTACTAATTATACTCATTACATTATTAGTTTATAAGGTTGTCCAAGTTGGAAATCAAATTGATATTGAATTAACTTATCTACTACACCTGTCTTAAATAATATATTTTGAGTTGTAATGGTTAATGGTTTAAGTGCTCCACTTACCTCATCAGTAATCCAATATATTTCATCGGATACTAGGAGTTGTTTTATAATCTCGTTATAATCTTCAGATAACCAATTTGTATTTACACTCAACATCTGTTTAGAATCTACAATATATGCTTGTGTTGCTGTATCGTAGTTATTATATGAGAATGTAGAACTTTCCCATGAACCTAATTGTGGTTGATACGTTTTTCTTTCAGTTCCAAATGATTGTCTACTAACCATATTAAAGTTAATCCAATCAAATTGTCCGAATCTATTCTTAAATTTAACTCTTACATTAGGGTATTTTTCATTACATACTATATTGTATTTTATTGAAGTACCTAATGCAGATGAACCTGAATATGCTTGAATTGTATAGTATTCTAATCCACTACCTGTTATAGGGAATCCAGTCTCTGCTGGTCCAATAGGATACTGATAAATTTGACCTGTAGAAGCAGTTGAAGAACTTACATTATAGTTCGCAGTTCCTATGTTCGATGTATACACTATTTTTGTGGGTTGTAATCCACCCGCAGTTCCTGTGTATACACCACTATACCCTTCGTTAGTTATCAACGCAGATTGAGTAACAGGCCCACTAGTCATCAACGGCCAATGTACGGAAGCAGAAGCAATGTTTTGTCCAATCGGTTCTTGGAATACACCATACCCATCTAATGCTTTGTATGTATCAGATTTTAAGTGAGATGATGTAACGAATGTACTACTACTTAAATATTGATAATAAAAATCAACTGCGTAATATGTTACTGATGAAGTATTTGCCTGTGCTAAATCTGTAAGTGTAGAGTTAATAATTCTATTCAAATCAAATATACCTACATTTGCAGTGTTCGGAAACTTTACAATTGTATAATCTGAAAGGGATGATGAATTAGTTAAACTACCAGTCCAATAATATAGTTCACCTACATATTGAAATGAAGATGATGTATATACAGGTGTATTCTCCGAAATAGTAAATATCATCGGAGATTGTGCCAAAGATACTAACGCAGGTGTTTGTGTTATTGATAGAGACATTGTATTTGTTTATATATTAATAACCTATCTTTTAATAAAAGTATCGGATACTACTTACCTAAATCATCAATCTGTTTTGAGAGCTGTTCTACTACCTTTTTAGCAATCTCATCAGAATAATCCTGAATAAGAGAATCTATAATCGGTGAGTTTATTGCCTTACTTGCAAAGTTAATTGCACCTGGTACATTTTTGGTTTTACCTTTACGGACAGTTTCGGAAACCGTAGGGTCATTCCAATACCTACCATACTCTGCACCAGGTGGAGCATAATCTAATTCAAATGAGAACGAACCCGTTTTCTTATCTTCTTTAAGTACATTAGCAGGTTTATTAGCTTTTGCTAATTGTCTTTTTAGATTCCCAGTCTTAATAGGAGCCTTAACAACTGCTAATGCACTTATTTGTTTTGCTATATCTTTTAAAGTAGGCATATTTTAGTAAGGATTTACAATCATATACATTACAGATATATTTCCACCATATCCACCATTTGATAAACTAAAACTACCATTTGTAATATTTGATACAACTGGAGAATAATTACCAACTGTTGTATCATTTGTTGCAAATATATAAGAATCAGCAGTTACTAAACTATTACTAACAATTAACCCACCACTACCAACTGTTACTTTGTTTGTTGGTTTATCAGTTCCTCTGCCCATTTTAATATCATTGGCTGCAGATAAACTACCAGATACTACAAAATTGTTTTCAGTTGTCCATGTACTTCCAGAATATTGTAATTCTACATTACCATTACCATCTGAAAGAATGATATTATTATTTAATATCTGTCCTCCACCACTATATCCACCTATGATTATTGTACCATCTCCATAATGGTCATTACCTGCATTTGGCCCTATGTAAACATTTCTACTGCCTGATACATTTCTGAATCCAGCATCATTACCAATTGCGGTATTTAGATTACCAGTTTTATTATTATTTAATGCACCTACACCAATTGCCACATTTTGGTTACCCGTTGTGTTACTTGCTAATGTTTCTGCTCCAATTGCAAAGTTATTACTACCAGTTGTTATTCCTAATGCATTTGCACCTATGGCGACACATTGTGTTGAGCCACTTGTGTATCTCATTGCACCTGCTCCAATTGCAACATTACTTGTAACATTACCTGTTATATTAGTCATTGCATTACTACCTAATATAACATTAGAAGTATTTCCGCTTTTATTTACAAATGTAGTATCACCTTGTATAGTTACTGAACCTGATACGGTTAAAGAACCTGTGATTACTGCATTTCCTGTGAATGGGAATGTTGAACCACCGAATGATGATGTTGCAACCGTAGTTGTTCTACCTGATGCGTTACCTACTAATACATGTCCTTGTTGTAAAGAAGCAGTTAAAGTGTTTTGTATCCTTAAGGAGCCAGAGATTACTGATGTTATACTACTTCTACCAATAGTGATTGAATCAACTGTTGTTACTACTGAAGCAGCAGTGCCTGTTCCACCAATTTCTATAATTTGACCACTTAATACTGCTTTTACTTTTTGGTTTCCGTTATCAAAAACTCCTATAACACCTTGTCTAGTTCCACCTGCTGCACTACCTGATGCTACAGCAAGGAATTGTGCTGTTTCACCATTTACCAAGGCCTCACCACCAAAATTGTAGCCTGAAGAATCCCATGCCTCAATTACAAATGCATTCTTATATGCATCACTACCAAAATCATAATTTTGAACTCCAATAGTTTGTTGATTAAATGGAACACCATTTACAGTAGCACCTTTTACAACAACTAAATCAGTTTGGTTTCCAAGAGTAGGTGCATTAAATGTTTGTTTTGCAGAACCCGATACATCTACTGAACCAGTAATAGTTTGATTTCCTCTAAATGTGTTTGAGCCTGTAATTGCAAATCCTAATTCTGTTATTTGTGATGAGCCTGATATTGTTCCAGCAGGTGCTGAACCAGATGCAGCAACTGTCAAATCAAATGTTGAACCATCTCCTTTGGTAAAGGTTAATACATTTACTGCAACACTACCAGTCACCATAAGTGAGCCAGTATTAACTGAACCTCCACCTCCACCAAATGATGAAGTTGCTACTGTAGTTGTTCTACCACTCGAATTACCTACCCATACATATCCTTCTTGTAAGGATGAAGTTAGGTTTCCACTAATACCTAATGAGCCAGTAAGTTGCGTTTCACCTATTACGGTTAATTCAACTGCGTTTGATGAAGAAAGTATTAAACTACCTGTTATAGTTTGGTTACCTATAACTCGCAATCCATTCGAACCTGATATGATAGTAGAACCAGTAATCTGATTACTCAAAGATGATAATTGAAGATATGGTAATGCGTTATGTCCAATTAGTATGAAATCAGTAGTTGCTGCTGGTAAGGCACCAATGTTGATTATACTTGCATATTGGTTTAAGAATGAACCCGTACCTAATTGTCTCAATTGGCTTATAGCATATCCCTTTCCACCAAATGAATTACCTGAACCTGATGCTAATAGTTCTGAACCCGTCCTTATACCATTATGGAAAAAACCAGCTCCAAAAGCATATCCTGATGAATAATAATCAAATGCAAATGCATCCTTTAAGTTATCACCACTCGAAGGATAATCTTGTAATCCAAATGTTACATTAGTATATGATTTGCCATCTATTACCGAACCTGTTACTACAATAATATCCTTTTGTGATTCAGTTCCAGCTGCTCCTACATTTATTGTTGTTAACCCATTTATGATTTGGTTACCATTGAATGTGTTTGAGCCTGTAGTTGCAAATGAACCTGTGTTTATTGTACTTCCTGCAAAAGAAGATGTTGCTACAGTTGTAGTTTTACCATTTACATCACCAACCCACACATATCCTTGTTGTAGTGATGATGTAAATGTTCCAGTTGTAGATAATGAACCAGTTAATCCCAATCCATTCGAACCTGATATTATTGTATTACCTATAATACTAACTCCAGTTCCTGCTGCTGATAAGTTTAATCCATTAGATGCATTTATATTTGTTTTACCTCCTGCAATTGAATAATTTATTATATCTAAATCTACGCTTGTAACACCATTAAACGGTGAATGAATATATACATCATTTGGTGTAGTTCCAAATCCAATTTTATTTGCACCCGCTATATTTTGTTGCCCATTAAATGTATTACTACCAGTAGTTGCAAAACTTCCTGTATTTATAGTGCTTCCACTAACATCTGGTATAATTACACCAAATGTGGTTGCATCTCCCTTTGTAAAAGTTAATGTATTTCCACTAAAAGATGCAGTAGTTAAACCTAAACTTGCAGATGTAAATAAACTAGCAGTTGCAGAGTTTATATTATTTACTGAAGTATTTAAACTTGCAGTAGTTGATTCTATATTATTTAATCTTACATTAGTCGAAGATGTATATGAATTGAAAGATGCGGTAGATACAAACGATGCAGTAGTTATTTCAGTTGGTTGATTGTTTGCCCCACCTACCCAAAGTTTTCCACTATCTAAACCTGGTAATTGTGCAGGACCTGGATTTAATACCAATCCTTTTCCACCACTACCACCTTTAGTTACTACTCCTAATAATTGAGTAACTGAATTACTTCCTGATGGTAAACTAGCTGACCAACCTCCACCTTCTGCTACATATATTGATTGTCCTGCTACATAGCCAGTTAAATCAATTCCTTCGATTAAACCTAATACGATTGCATTTGTAGTGTTTGCTGCACCAATAGTTTCGTTTGATACAAATGTTACTGGCATCTTATTAGGGTCTGCCGCATCTGCTTTGAATACTATTGGGTTAGCACCTTGTGAACCACTAATATATAATGGGTCACCTTTTGTTATATTCTCACCTGTATATACTACTTCAAAAATTGTAGTTGCTGCACTACCTGTATCAACACTTACACTAAATGTAGATGCATTACCTTTTGTAAAAGTAATTGTGTTTCCACTTGCTGATGCAGTTATCAAAGAACTTGCAGTGATTGCTGAAGTTACATAAGATGAAGTTGCTCCATTTAAAGCGTTTATAGATGTTTGTGCACTTTGTGTGAACGTATTTATATTGTTTACAGATGTGAACAAACTTGCAGTTGCAGAGTTTACATTTGTAATCGATGTATTAACACTTGCACTGTTTGTATTCAACGCATCAATACTAATCTGTTGAGATGCCGAACTTGCATTCAAATTAGTTACCGAAGTATTAAGTGATGCAGTAGTTGTATTTAAATTCGATATAGAGGTGTTTAAGCTCTGCGTCGTGGAGTTTAAATTACTTATTGATATGTTTACACTCGCAGAATTAGATTCCAATGAATCAACTCTTTGGTTGTTAGATGAAGTATATGCGTTGAAAGATGCAGTAGTTACTAATCCACTAATATCAACTGATGATGTTAATACAGGTGTTCCATTAACTGTCAAACTACCTTGCACTTTAACACTACCAGAAAGAGTTTGCACATCACTCAACTCGTCACCAAACTGATTAGAACCAGAAGAATAGATTACAGATGAACTTTCAAATATCGTTTGTAAGTAAGTAAATGATGCAGAAAATGCAGTTATGTTACCTGTAATAATTTGGTTACCAATAAAGTTGTTACTACCCGTTGTTGCGTATGAACCAGTTTTATCTTGTAAACTATCTATCTCACCTGCCAATAGTATATTTACACCTTCTTGCGATTGTGTAAATGTATTCAATGCATCAATACTAATCTGTTGAGATGCAGAACTTGCATTCAAATTAGTTACTGAAGTATTAAGTGATGCAGTTGTAGAATTAATATTACTTATAGATACTAATGCTGATGCACTAAAAGTATTTAAGTTATTTATAGAAGTTACTAATGATGCAGTAGATTGTGATGCAGTAAATGTATTTAATGCACTTATAGATGTATTAACACTAGCACTATTTGTATTTAATGCATTTATACTAATCTGTTGAGAAGCAGAACTTGCATTTAAATTAGAAATTGATATTAATGTAGATGCACTAAACAATTCTAAATTTTGTGTTTCAATTAATAAACTTGCAGTTGTTGTGTTTAAGTTATTAATTGATATCTGTTGAGATGCTGAACTTGCATTCAATTGAGATATAGATGAATCCGTAGATGCAGTGAATGCATTGAATGAAGATGTAGTTACAAAGTTACCTGCTGAACCACTCACATCAGGTATATTAACTGCAAAGGTTGTATTATTACCTTTAGTAAAAGTTAAGTTTCTATTTCCATTATCAAAAGAAGCAGTGATTAAAAACGAACCACTCTCTGTTTCAGTTACATAAGATGAAGTTGCTGCATTTAAAGAATTAATACTAACTTGTTGAGATGCTGAACTTGCATTCAAATTAGAAATTGATATTAATGCCGATGCACTAAATGTTTCTAAATTTTGTGTTTCAATTAATAAACTTGCAGTAGTACTTTCAATATTAGTTAATCTATTTAATGTAGATGCACTAAAAGTATTTAAGTTATTTATAGAAGTTACTAATGATGCAGTAGATTGTGAAGCAGTGAATGTATTTAATGCATTTATACTAACTTGTTGAGAAGCAGAACTTGCATTCAAATTAGAAATAGAAATTAATGCAGATGCACTAAATATTTCTAAATTTTGTGTTTCAATTAATAAACTTGCCGTTGCAGAGTTTATATTTGTAATAGATGTATTAACACTAGCACTATTTGTATTTAAATTACTTATTGATACTAATGCTGATGCACTAAAAGTATTTAAGTTATTTATAGAAGTTACTAATGATGCAGTAGATTGTGAAGCAGTGAATGTATTTAATGCAGATATAGATGTATTTACGCTAGCACTATTTACTTCTAAAGAACTTACTCTTTGGTTATTAGATGAAGTATATGAATTAAACGAAGAAGTTGTTACTAAACTACCTGTATTGATATTAGCCACTAAAGATGATGTTGCAAATGCAGATGTTTTTCCACTTGCATTACCTACATAGATGTATCCTTGTTGTAATGATGCAGTTAAACTTCCTGATAAGAATAAATCTCCTGCAGTATTAACTGAAACACCAATAGGATTACCAAAACCATCTTCTAATCCAATCAGATTAGCACTAGCTGTATTATCAGTAGCTAAATGAATTATCGATTGAAAACTTCTTGATACATAAAGGTTACTTAAATTACCCATATTTGTTTATTTTTATATGTTTATCTATTTTTAATTATTATCCCAAATCAAACAAACAACGATTTTTATCATTGTGAGTAGTAAGTGTAAATGTTGCTACCCATCCTGCTAATCCATTATTATATTCATCTGCAAAAGCAACACAATTAATATCACTATCTATATCAAATCCCTGCACTCCTCTTTGTGTGTATGATGTTAAATCATTAATGATTGATAATGTGTTAGCATGGATATCTACGGTATCATCTACACCATAGAATGGTACTATTAATGAGTTTCTATTACCTGATGATTCATTATCCTTATTCTTAATTTTATCAGCAACAATCAATTGAATTGTATAATTGGTAACATTTGTACTAAAGTTAGATTCAGTAATCAAAATATTACCCAATGGATATGCGGGATATTGTTCGGTATCTATCTTTGAAATATCACCTTGTGTTACAACAGCAATAGATGGGTGATTATTCATTATTGTCTTAAAATAGTTTAGGACATTATAATATAATGAATAATTCGTACCTGTATTATGAATAATTTGACTCATAGTTTATTATAGTTGTATACCCCCAAAATATTGATTACTCTGGTCTGGATATATCTGTGTTTGATTACCAACCGTTTCTAAATATTGTGGAATATTGTTTGAATAAGAAATCAAATAGTTTTGTAATCGAAGGGCGTAATAATCTGCATTTGTTTGTGCAATTTGTTTAAGGTAATCTATTTCCGATTTAGTTGGTGCTTCACCTTGCTCACTCTTTTGTTTTACAGCACCATTTGATTTAAACTGCACCGAACTGAAAGGAATATACTCCACACATGCATACCATATTAAAGAGTTTTTAATATAATCATCCAATAGTTCTTGGTAATAAATGCTCAAAGTACCAACGGTTCCTGCTACGATTTGTGCTTGTAAATAATCAAAAAGGACAGTACCCAATAAGTTCTTTAAGTACTTATCTTGTGATACTCTTACAAATGGTAATAAAGCATCTGCATCTATTGCACCTTGCAATGGTGTATTCTTTATAATATCGTTTCTTGTAATGAAAAGTGCGTAAGCCATATCTTTATATTAGTTATATTCTTTTGAGAAAAATGCTGAATTAGTTCCTACTTGTCTAATAAAGTTTACATCACTCATTTCTTCAGCTTTATTTGGTAATGGTTCAAATGAGGTTTCATCTTCACTATCTTCAGTAGTAGCAGGATTTTCCATTGAATCATTTACATCATCTTCTACTTCAGATACAGATTGACCCGTTTCTTCAGCAGTTTGTGAAAGGATTACCAATGGAGTTAATTGTTCAAAATACAATTCCAGCTCATCACCATATCCACCTTCAGTTAATGCTGCATCTAATGAGTTTAGAATTAGATTTTGGAATGGAGATATTGTCATAGTTTGAAGAATACTAAATGCAGTTTTCATTTCCTCTGATTGAGAACTAAAACCATTAACTTCAGTTCTGATACCAAATAGTAATGGAGATGTTACTCTGTGTGCAACTAGGATTCTATCTTGTGTATATCTTGCTACATAATCATATTTCTCGTGTAGATTCTCAATAGAGATTACATCAATAGTTGGTTTAGTTGCAGGGTCATCATTAAATGATAACATAAATCTACCTGCATTATCCGTACCTGTGAATTTAGCTTGAACTAAATCTTCAATAGTTTGTCTTTCTTCAGGTGCAGGAACTCCATTATTAAAGTTAATCATTACTGCTGGTAAGAAACCATTTGTAATGTTATTATAATGTAGGTTACTTATCTCACCTTCAGATATACTAAATTGTAATGCTGCTACATAATCAGGTAGTGAATAGTAATATAGTCCTGGTGAATAGTTTTTAATGTAAAGAATTTCCATCTTTTCATTTGATGTTCCAAATGCAGGTATCTTCTTTTTATCTTTAACTTTTCTCTGGTCATTCCAATCTACACAATAGTAATAGTTTTCTATACGAGGATTATTATATATCTTTTCAGCTCTTAACAATTGGACTGGAGTATGATACATTTTGATTATCTTTGTATGTTCATCATTCCAATATACTTGGTATGCTGCATTACCATATAATTTCAAATCGAATGTTACTCTTTTAGTTTCTTCTTGTGGAATTATCTTTTGTAAAACGGAATCAAATGCTTCGTTTTTAGAATACAATCCTTTACCATATATCAAATCAGCAATACCTTCTATACATGCTGAATTAGTTGTAGATACGTTATAAGCAGAAGTAACTGCATCAAAGAAGTCATCGTGTCCGTAAACACCAAAAGGTACGAATGGATACCTTGTCTTTGTATCCTCCGTAATGATTGGAAGTTGATTATTATTTACATTAACGATAGAAAATTTCTGTCCTTGTTTCATATTAGTCCATTATTATGTAGTGATTTTCACTAACATTAGAGATGTATTGTGTATTTTTATTTTCGTAAACTGCTTTATCAATTGATTGTGATGCATACACTTGTATTGAACCATCCCATATTGGTTCAATTGAACCTGAATTAAGTAATGTTGCTCTATATTCTCCTCCAACTATTGCTCCACTAATATCCATAGAGAATGATACAAATGATTCGTATGGTTTATAAGTTAATCCACTAATTGATGCAGTAAAATTATATTGAGTAGTCATATCTTGCAGAGCCAGAGCAAATATTGCACTACCTGTTGGTTGTGTTCTGAAAGTATATTGATTAGATTGAGATATGTAATATGGTAACATTATCTTATAATTAGGTTATCTATATCTAGTAATAACAACGAATTAACTACAAATAGTTAAAACAAAAAAAACCCCTACATTTCTGTAAGGGTTTAATATTTTATGCTATACTGAATTAGGAGTTAGTTCCGTAAACTACTGTGTAGTTATTAGTCAAACCAGCTAATGCATTAGTTGTAGTTGAGCCTGTTAAGAATACTGCTGGCAATTGTTCCTGACCAGTGAACGTAACTGAATAACCATAAAGGTCACCCAATGCTGCTCCTGTTTGAATTGTACCTGCGGTAACATCTGCACCTTCTCTTTCACCAACTAATAGTGCATCTCCGTTTTGTGTCCAAACAATGATTTGAGGTCTACCATAAGCCATAAGCTTCAATTGAGTAGTCATTTCATTTGTTAACTTCTTCAAATTAAGAACTAATTCTTGAGAGAAGAAAGTTGTTCCGTTTTCACGAGATGAATTTACAGTTTCAGTATACGCACTTGTTCCCTTTAATTCATAGTAGTAAAGAGAAGAGCCGGATGGAACTGCTGTTAGTTCTCCGTTTCCGTTTTTAGTGAAAGAACCTGTTGTGTAGTTAATGAAGTAAACTCCTTGAAGTCCACCTACACTTTCCTTACATACTTCGTTTCTTCCAGCTGATAAATTACAAGCCATATCTTTATTATTTAAGTTTGTTTGATAATAGGGGTGAGAATATCCCACCCCTTTAGTTTTTTATTATACTGCTGCTCCGTAGTATACGATATCAGAACCGATACCGAATTGAGTACCTGCAGTGTATCTCATTACAATTCTGTAGTTTTGAGAACCATCGATGTTAGCCATGTCCAATACTCTTACTTCGTTGTAATCAGATAATAAACCTGTACCGAAGAATAAGTTAGATTTTTGAGCTGCAACTACTTTAGATGCACCCATACCTGGACAATGGAACATTTCAATTCCGTTGAAGTTCAATGGTTTCTCACCTATGTTCATTTGGTTGTTGAAACCATTTGCACCTGCTGAACCACCTGCTAATGCCTGCTGATAAGCCTTAACTACGTTAGTTGGAACATACAATGCCAAATCTTGCTTACCATATACAGTTGTAGGGATACTAGCAACGATATCGTTCAATTTAGATAATACGTTAGTTGCAGTGATTGAACCAGAGATTACAGTTGAAGTACCTTCTGCTTTAGCTGAAACTACTGCTCCTGCTCCACCAGCTGCAACAGATGCAGATAATGCAGTTTGGAATCCAGGGAATGAACCATTGGTGTTTGTACCTTGCCAAATAGCAATTTCAGTTGCTTCGGCGATTTGTCCACCAACATAAGAGATTAAGAAATCGTTGAAGTTCTTTGGAATTTCATCGAATGCAGAGAATCCCAAGGAAAGAGCTTCCCAAGAATCTACGAACTCTTGCTTACACAATTGTAAGTTAACTTGTAGTTCTTTTGGAGTCAATACTTGTTCAGAGATTGCTACTGAACCTGATGTTACGAAATCGCAAGAAGCATCTTGTACGATACCAGATACATCTAATTTTTGGATTACAGATTTGAACTTCACGTTTGGCATGATAGTTACATACTTCTTATCCAAAGTGTTTGCACTTAACAACGCCGCTGCGATGTATCCTGATGCTGCCTCACCTGCGTAGGTTGTGGTTACAGTAGGAAGTGCGAAATTTTGTTTTGCTTTCATTTTACTTTGTTTTTTAATGAATTAATATTTTATTTATAAAGTTTTGATAAGAAAGAAGATTGTGAATTAACTACCTTCTTACCATAGTTTTTACTGTTTGTTTGAGCTGTGAATTTGATACCATCTTCAACAGGTGCTCCATCTAATTTAGGAAGTTCCATCTCTTCGATATCATCTTCTTTTTTGATATCAGCTTCCTTATCTACTACCTCTTCTTTAACCTCTTCCATCTTCATCATTCTCTTCTCCATCTCTTCGATACGATAGGCTAATTTCTCCATCATCTTTTTCAATTCGATTTCAATTGATGGTGTTTCTTTATCTGTATCTTCTGGTAGTGCTTCAACTGTATCAGTTTCTTCTTCCATTTTTACAGTACCACTCGTTACTGAACCAGTTTCACCTTTAGCAATTTCTGATTCAGGAACATCACCTGATGCTTGTGGAATATCTTTAGTTTCTACATCTTCCAACTCAACATTTTCTCTTTCAACGATAACTCCCGCTTCAGTTTTAACTTTGATTAGAGTTTCATTACCTTCAGTATCTTTCAAAGATAATTCATGTTCTCCATCTGGTGCTTTTGATTTAGTTCCATCTTCTGAAACGATATCTAATGTTTCACCTACATCGAACGTAGGAGACTCTACGATTGTACCATCGGCCAATTTAGCGTAAGTTAAAGCCACTTCATCTTTTGATAAAAGAGCCATTATCTTACTTAATACAGTTTTTGAATTCATAATTGTTTAGTTTATATTGTTATTAACAATTGTTTATTTATTTATAGTTATTTTTTTCTTTATGTTCTGTAATCAAAGTATCTTACAGGTCTAAATGGTAGTCCAGGTCCAGGTGAAGTAGGTCCACAACATCTGAATCCAACACCAATATTACCTGCGTATGGTGATGGTTCATTTGTTCTGAAATCAACAAATTGAGCAGTATTAAAAGCAGTTGTATGAGATGTCCAATACAAAGTTGTTTGAGTATTTGAATTCGAATTAAATGGAACTGCTAATAATGAATTGTTTGGAAGTATAGATGTCAAATCATTTGTTGTAGGTAATACCCAATCAGTTTGTCCACTACCAGTATAATCATTACAAAATTTAGCAGGATATGCGTTTGCATCAAATGTTAATATAAGAGATGTATTAACTGAACCACTCAATACTGCAGCAGTTGTGCCAGTAATCGTACCATTATTTCCCCATGCATAACTTCCACTAATATCTTCGTTTGCCACAATAATCCCATATTGATTAGGATAATTACCAAACACTGCTCCTACCGAACCACCACCAAATTGTTGTCCTACTGCAACCAGTCTACCTACTGATTTGCCTGTTGCATTAAATCCAAATGGTTGTACTAACATATTATTCGTTTATCATAGTTTTAACAGATGCCAAATAAACTTTATTAGAAGCAAATGAACTGAAAGTTAATATATCATTTCCCGCTGCGTTAGTAGGTACATAGAATGATGCAGATGGTTGATACACATTTGTTGAGAATGAAGCAGTTGCAGCGGTTCCTGTTGTTGTTATTTCTAAAAGGGCTGATTGTCCTGCTGAAACATTTTGAACTAATATATGGGTATTTGATGATGTAGGTAATGTAACAGTAAAGAAGTTTCCTTTACTTAAATCTATTGAAGCAGTTGATGAAACAATACTTGCAGAGATTACATTAGAATATACAGAGCCAGTTAATATGAATGAACCTGAAATACTTTGATTACCAATTAATGTATTCGAACCCGTAGTTGCATAACTTCCAGTAAATAATGATAAGGTATTTATTCTACCATTCAATGCGTTATTACTAACTGCATCACTACTACTAATAGATGATGATAATGAAAGTATTGAACTATCTGTATATGCTTTTGATGAACTAAAATCAGTTGCAACTGATGCACTAAATGAATCAAAAGAAGATGTATTTAATTTGGTATTAATGTTTGATTGTAATACAGATGCAGTTAATGTTAATTCAGCATCAGTTGCGTATGTTGCATTCAATGATGCAGTGAATGTATTTAAAGCATCTAATGAATTTATTGTTGATGCTGTAAATGAATTAACATTACTTAACGATACATTTACACTTGCACTATTTGTATTTAATGAATCAATTGATATTTTAGCAGATGAAGTAAATTGATTAGTGGAAGCAGTATATGCATTGAATGATGCAGATGGTGTAAATGTTTGGTCTGCTAATATAGTAATAGAAGCAATTGGACCATCTACATTTTGTATAATACTAGCAGAAACATACCCATTAAAGAATAATCTTGTTGATGTTCCTATACTTGCACCATTAACTATAATTTGATTTATAGAAGAAGTAAATACTTCTAAATTAGCCGTTTCAGTTTCTAATGCAGTTAATCTTCCATTTGCTGATTGAGTATATGTATTAACACCACTATTGATTACCAATTGAGATGCAGTAAAAGAATTGAGTGCAGTAAAGGATGGTTGTTGTGATGAAGTGAATGCTTCCAACGCATCTATTTGTTGATTCCAACTTGCCGAATCTGTTGTATATACGGTTTGATTGACTGTTGAATCAATCAAATCAATATTAAATCCTCTTAATTCAGATGGAGTAATTGCTCCGTTATTGTTATTTGGAAACGATTGGTTATTCTCTACTAATAATGCCTGCTTTGATATTTGTGTCATGTCTATGTTTTTATTTATTCTAATACAGTTTCAAAACCATCAGAGTATCCATCAGAGAATGCTCCACCACCTGTTCGATTTGGTGATTGTATTACACCTATACCTTGCTCCATTAGGTGTCCTTTGCAACATCTAACATCGTATGTATCGCTATCTAAACATAAACATGCTCTTCTGCTATTTTTAGGTGAACTTAAACCTAAAGTAGGTCCTAAATAAACTCCTGATTGATTCTCTCTATTAACAGAATATCGGAGGTTTCCATTACGTGAATTAGACCATTTCCCCATTATATGATTTCGTTTTATATAATAACACCAAATAGATTAAAAATGATTACTTCTTAATTGTTTTAATCATTTCATTATGTACTAGAGTTTCTAATTGTACTTTATCTGCTTTATATGCTAAATATAATAAACACTTCTCCAATGGTTCTTCTACTACTTTATCGATTTTAAGGATATCCCCTTCTGCCAATTCAATAATGGTTGCATAATTTGACCACTTCTTGCCAAAATTTGCTTGATGTTGAGAGGAAGCTCCTCCTCCTTCAAAGAGTTCAGGGTAAAATTCAGTAAGTCTATTTGTAAATTTAATAAAAAAAAAAGTGCTCCAAAGTGTACATCCATAGGGACATCTAACCACTTTTGGAAATCCACATCTCCTCTGTATGTTTCGATTGAATACATATCACCTTTTTTATGTTTAACTGGTCTATATAAGATATTCATTATCTTTGCCCAATTATCATCCATCTCTATTGTTTTGAATTTAGTAATATCAGAATACGCACCATAAGTCATATTAGATAAGTTTGGTTCAAACCCGTATTCTATACCATCTATAGTTACAAATCGTTTAAGAGGCAAATCTACATTACCTAAAAAGTTATTTAAGTCCTGTGATATTGTATTATATACATCGATAGGTAATGATTTAAGATACTTAACATCTAATCCACAAAGATGATTTAGCATAACTACACCAACTGCTTCATCATTATCTCTGTAGTTATTTATATCACTTTGTAATGCTAACCACTTCCTTAAACTGATATCTCCGTATGAAGTAGGTATTTTAATTTCTATTTCCTTTACCATATAGTGTTTTGTTTTAATAATAATAATAACTTCTTTACTTTAGCTTCTTCGTTATCTAATTTAGCTTGCATTAATATAATACCTGCACGAAGGTCTTCGTTTGTTTGTTGTAACTCTTTTGCATATAAGATTAAATCCCTAATCTCTTCAGCATTCCATACCTGTTCTTTATCTAAAACTAATGACATATTTTCCTTTGGTTTGTGCCTTTTGTGTTAACTTCATCATTGCAACGTACCTAGCAGCATCCAATAAGTGGTCCATCCCACCTTCGGGTGTATCTGTTACATATCCGTACTTATCTGTTGCATATTGATACGCATACATCTCATTAATAAGATTTTGTGATTTCTTATGTATATGTATCTTATGGTTCTGTAGTACTGATATACCAAACTTAATCGAATCAGGTCCTTTCTTTACAGGCTTTGCATTGAATCCCATTCTGTATAATTCTTCTATACTTCTCGGTTCACTACTATCACACCATATCTCTTCTTGCTTTGTAATATCTAATTTGTTTAATCTATCTCCTATATCTTTCAGAACTAATCCCTTCTCATATAGTATCTCTTCCAAATAAAGATTATCACCATTCTTATATACTGCTACTACTGCAGTAGGGTCTTGTGAATATCCCCAGTCCAATCCGAATCCAACAAACTCCGCTTCGTAATCTTCTACTATCTCAAAGTTGTATATTGCTTTATCATTTGGAGCAAACTCACCTTTACCATATATCTTCCAATACTTTGGATTCTTTACTTCCAAATCCTCAATTGCGGTTACCATCTCTTTTGGTAGATATGGGTTATCCTTATATGTGGTAACAAACCTATCACAATCCTGCATCTGTCTTAACCAATGGTATGGTGATATAGTGGGGTTGTATGCAAGTATAATCTTACCTGATGTTCTGATTGATAATTGGAAATAGGATTCTTCATCTAATTCAGATGCTTCATCTACAAATAGTATATCTGATTTTAATCCTCTTAACTTTTCAGGGTCGTCTGAATTTACAAACTGAATAACCGAATCACCCAACTTATATATCCTATCAGTAATGTTCCAATTATCTTCTCTCCATATATCTAAACCTTTCAATATATCGGTGAAATCTTTGATTATGGTCCTCTTTAGTGATGGAATGGTTCTTCGTACCACCGTAATAGTTTGCGTTGATTCTAGCCCCCTTACAATGAGAAATTGGAGTATTCCGTAACTCTTCCCACTACGAGTACCACCTATGTGTTGTGAAACTCTTTTAGTAGATTCTAATAAGTGTTCAAAAGTGATTGATGTATTAATCTCTAGATTCACTACCTGTTTTGTTTATGTTAACACTTATCTGTTGTATCTTCTGGTCAATCTCTGCTTTCATTTCCGTTCTACTTAATTTAGGAAGGGTAAATTCCATTAACTTCAGAGCGAGTTCAATTGCACGTTCGGGGTCTTCTTTACGAATCTTTTCCAAATCAGCCGATAG